AACCAAATCTGATTTAATAGTTTGGCCATGTGAAAATAAGAAGATGCTATCTGCCTTTTTTTTAGAATAGCTACATGCTTATAGTTGAGCTCTGCCAATAATTCATAGAGGGCCATGTGATACTGGGCATCACGTATTTTTGCAAAGTCAAAAATTTGTTGTTCCTTATCAAATATTGGTAAGAAGTTGAGCCACATATAATAATCTCTTGTAACATACCAGGTGTTTTCTCCTGATCTATAGATAACTCCTCTTCTGCATTTAAGTTTTTGATCATCCCAGTAATTGACAAAATCTTTGGATTTAAAGGGAGAGTCGCAATAATATCCATTTGCTCTAAATTTTCTGGATTCAGAATTAAATAATAAACTAGTTTCATCAAAATTATATTTACCAGGTTCTTTAAAAATATCTCTTAAAAATGTAGCAAACTCTTCTCTTGAGGAAAAGTCTGTAATTGTCCAAGTTCCATTATCATAAGTAGGTATGTTTTCAAATATCTCCATTATTGATCATATGCCATTCCAATACCTCCCCTAACTCTACTAGATTGTTCTTCCTGTAGGTCTTTATATGCACCTTTAAAAGATGCTCTAATTTGTTCAAAGTTTTTAGCTGCAGCTACAAGAGAGTTAATATTACCATCCCTACCATGTGTAATGGGTGTAGTCTCCATATATCTAGCTAATCTATCTAACATAGATGCAATACCCTTATATGCTCTAGATGTAGGTGTTTCATACATTCTTTGACAAAACTGTAGGGCTATATGGATATCTTCATCTTCAGTAGAAAAGTCTGCATCTATTTGTTCAAGAATAAGAGATTCTTTATCTAAATCAGGTGTATAAAAGAATGGGTTTAAATCTGGATTAGGACATGTCATGTAAAATAAATACTGATATATCTTGATGTAATTATCAGGATAATTATCCATTACATCTTTTAATGCTTTCAATGTATAGCAATGTTCTGTCGGAATTACTTTACCATTCTGTATGTCAAATAGTTTTACAATCATTTCTTTTTAATATTTTGTCTGTTATCATGTAAATAGTGCATAATTGCTACAACCTCATCTTTTAAATATGGTATTTCTATTTGCACTACATCTTTAACAATAGGGTCTTCATTATCATCATATTTTGTAAGTGGATATCCATATCTATCTTCTCCTTCTGTTTCAAAGAGTATATGATGAATAAACATTCTTCCTGGTTGTAATTTAGGATTATGTTTTAGTATCATATACATATAGATACTTAACTGTAAAGAGTAATGATTGAAATTACAGTCATCTAAATTAGATAAAGGAGGAAGTAACTTTTCAGAAACTCCCTCCCAATCTTTGTAAGATTCAGTCTTAATCTCTTTGTTTGTTTTATAATCAATAATGTTTACTCTACCATTAACTACTTCTACGAGATCTGACTGACCACAGATGCCTGCTGATTTAAGATAAACCATATGCTCTGGATACACGCCTGGTTCTAATTTTTGTGAAGGAGCTGTCTTAATTCCATTTGTTAAATCGTTAGGTTTAAATATTGGAACTGTAACACCTTCTCTTTCCATTGAAGCTAAAGAGCATAAGTCAGCTTCTCTTTGGTTATGATAGTATGTACCAAGAGTTACTGCTCTTTCTGATTCAGCATTCCAAATAGAGACAATATCTTTTGGATTAAGACCATACCACTTTGATCTCTTATTCTTACAGACCTTCTTTGCTATTTTTTCTGCGTCAAAAGGTTTTTTAAAATGAGAGACTAGTGTAGTAACACTTATCCAATTAATCTCTGAGCCATCATTGCTTTTATAGCTATGATCTTTGGCATTAAATACTATACTCATAGTTTATCTAGTTCTTCTTCTTGCTCTTCAGTTATAATAGCCTGCCATTTACCAAGAGGGCAATCTGATGATAAGGATCTAGTTTTAAAAGATAATGAGCAGCCACATTCATTACAACATGGTGCTGTACCTTTTACTGCACACTTTTTACCTTTGCTAGGACATTCATCACAGATGTCATATCTTAACCTAGATATTTCCTCTACTGTTTCATCTCTAATGATGGAGTTTTTAATACCCTCAAATATTTGAGATCTATTTTGCCAAATTAAATTAAGTACGTTCTTCATTATTTTTGGTTTTTAAAAATTTTTCTTTTTTAATTTCTGCTTCTTTTAATTTAGTAGTCAACTTTAATAATAATTCAAGTTTACTTTCCATACCCTTTTTATTATGGTAAGCCTTAAATGTAGAAGTATCATGATTGTCTAAAGATTTATTTATTCTATCAATTGCACCAGATACTGTTTTTGGTTTTATTACAAATTGACCTAAACCATCAATGTTTATTCTTGGATATTCTAAATTAGTAAGTAGTCTTCTAACATCTTTATAATAAAACTCTACTAAGTCTTCTACTAAATCCTTACTTACATTTAATTCTTCAGAAACATTATCATATATCCTTTTAGGCTTTCTTGGATTCATCTCCTAAAAATTTATAATCTAAAAGAATAGTTCCTTCTGTCTGAATTTTTAAATCTGGATTTAGTTTAATTAACTTTTTGTTAGATACATCTTTTACAACTAAACTGTTTTTTTCAGATTTGTTTATACTATTTCTTACAGTTTGTGGAGACTTAAAGATAGGATCATCCTCAGATGATGCATCATAACAAAAGTCTGTTAATTCTATTGGTTCATTAAAACTTAATAAAGTCAAGCAATTAAGATCTGAGTCACTAAGATTAATTCTCTTAATGTAGCAGTGTGTAAGAATTTGGAATTTAACTACATCCCATTTAGACATTCTTACTCTCTTCTGTACTTGATTTACTAAAGCCATTATTATCCTCTTTTAAGCTTTCTACCCTCAGATTTTGTAGGTTCAGTTGATTCATTTATTTCTTCTAAATCTTCTTCTGAATTTTGAGGATTCATCATCATTGCAAACTGATATTGAATACTAGATCTTTTAAATCTTGTTTCATCAATTTCCAAAAGCATTTTTTCATAATCTAGTTGAGCTTTTAAATAAGGCATTGAATTTCTATAAAACTCAAGCATTTTTTCTTTTTGCTCTTCAATTTGTTCAGGGGTCATCTCCATTTCTGGTTGTTGATTTGTTGTTTCCATGTTAGTTTAATTTAAGTTACTTTACACAAATATACTATAAAAGTTTAAATAGAAAAGATTTAAACAAAAAAATCCAGGCATACTATATACCTGGATTACCTTATATAGAGAAGATAAAGTATTATCTATTTTTAATTGTGAAGTTTAATATTGATAATAAATAAAAGTTTCTAGATATATCCATTTCAAATGAGAAGATATCTAATGAAGAAATTCTTATTCTTATCATTATTTTATCCCATTGTTTTGTGGATGATTTCCAAGAGTTTCTAAATTTCATATTATAGGTTTTTTAACATTTGTATTACTTTAGGATCTGGATACATATCACTCTTATCTTTTCTAACTGAGTTGTGGGTATATATACCAGGTGTTCCTTTAAATGCTTCTTTATCAATAGCCCATATTTCTGATCTGTAAGTTTTAGGAATATCATATGTCTCACATAAATATTCTACTAATTGTCTTAAAGATTCAATCTGTGCATCTGAATATTTATACCAATATTTGGTACCTTTAAATGGTGTCTCAAGAGTTGTTACATTCTCTGGTTTAACCACACCATTTACATAGTTATAGTATTTACCATTACGGAGTTTTAATGGACCCCAGTTACAAACTTCTATACCTACAGAAAGTTTATTTAAGTTTTGGTATTTAGCTCCGTTCTTAACAAAATCTTCTGAATCTATACCTAAATGATAAGCCCAGTGTTTAGATGAGAAACATTGTACTATGTTTCCATTTTCACCAATAACAAATGCAGTTGCTATTCTTGTATCATTACTATTCCAATATTGTGATACTGCTACTGCATTGCCTCCACCTGCTGTATGATGCAGATAGATTTGTGTCTTTTTAGACTCCTCAGGAAAGTATTGATCTGAGTCTAATCTTGCTTGTATAATTTTATTTATATCTAGTTTCATTAGTTTTTAATTTCTTTATGAAAATCAGAAAAATCTTTTAAACCCTTTTTAAGTTTTCTTACTGTTTCACAAGATTTTTTAAGAACGTTGTTACCTGTAATATCAAACCAATTTTCATTAATAGATGCTAATTCTATAATTGCAAATATACCAAGAAGAATGTTTGTAAATATTGCAGGTGTTGTAATCATAAAAGAAAAATTTAAAAATGAAAGTATACCATTAGCAAATGGTGTAAGCGCATAGTAATCTAAAGGAAAAATTGCACCTGCTGCAATGTAATAGCCAAGAGCTTTATATACATATCCTTGTCTAAGGATTTTAGATTTAAATACTTCTCTATATTTTCTATTGCTTTCTTTAGCTATTTTTTTAAGTGAAATTAGTTTAACTACTGTATCTATAAATATGATAAACATTAATATTATTGCCATTAGTTCTACTGGAGCAAAGAAAGAAGATATTCCTAAAACCCATAATGATATTTTTGTTCTCATATTCTTCTAAATTTATTTTTAATCACACGATATATAATATATAATATAATAAATAACCACAATATGCCACCACTCCAACCAAGGAAAATTAAAATCCCAGGTGTATATTTTATTTTTTCAGGTTTTAGTGTTTTAGTTACTACTTGTGTTTTATAAACTGTATTACCAGGTACAAGTTTATAAATAGTATCTGTCTTAGCAATTACTTTGTATTTATTGTCCTTTATTCTAGCTTGGAGTTTAAGTATTGTTCCATCTTTTTCAGATAGTCTAGAAGCATAAACATTACCAAGAGAATCACAAAATAAAGTATCTTCTATAAATACAGTTTCTCCCGGAATCTTTATTGTAGTATCTCTAATTTGAGTTATATATACTGTACTATCTTTTTGTGTACATAGTGGACAATATTTTTCCAATCTTCTTTCTAGTGAACAAGAAGTAACAAATACTAGCAATAAAGAACATAGAAATAATCTTTTCATTTTAGTATATCTTATTTAAAATAAAAATGTCACTGTAGATATTGTTTCCTGTAGAAGCAGCACCCCATTGAGCTGTTACATCTAAAGTATTACTAATTGTTGTATCAAATGTTGTGTTATTAACTACATTAAATCCAAATCCTTGAACACTAGCATTATTAGTTTTTGTATAATGAAATGCACCTAAACTTACAATAGATGCTGCACCTGTACCTCCTATTGATCTTATAGTAAAATCTATATTTAAAGACCACACATCATTTACAACACTGCTACCGAGATTTTGTACAAGACTATCTAAAAGAAGAACAGATCCGGCTCTAACTCTAATTCTAATGGTTTGATTATTATTAGCATTCATTACGCCACCAAACTGAGCTCTAAAACTATCACCTACTTTAAATCCATTAGCTGGTACAGTTAATGTACCTACACCACCATTAATAAGAGTTGTTTCAGTAGTAGTGTTGGTAATTATAGTACTGTTTGCTGTCTGTGCAAATAAACCATAATTAGTTGCTGGAATAGCTAAACCTCCTAAATAGATTTCTGTACCCATGTTGCTACTGTATCCAAGTAATCAAAAAGGTTGTACCTGTAGCATCATAATTAACACCACTCAAAAAATTATTTGAATCTGGTGTAAATTTTACAGTTGCTCCAGCAGGTATACTAACACCATTTACTAATCCAGCAGCACTTCCAACATTGGCTATTGAAAAACCATATGTTACTGAAATACCGCCAGAACCAGTATCAGAAATAATTACAGGTGTTCTTTGTTGAGAAACACTGCTACCTATTAGGTAATCATAAATTCTTTGTATACCTTCTAATACTTTTAGTTGAAATGGAAAATTATTTCCCTTGTTTCCGTAATCTTTTAAATTTCCTATTGACATAATTTCTATTTATTATCCTATTAACCAATTTACACCATCTGAAAATACTGGAACTATAGCAGAACCTCCTGTAGCAGCAATAGCACCAAAGTTGCCTGGTGCTGGTACATTAGAATCAGCAATTACTGCTCTTGCTCCTGGTACTGAAGCTGGGTTTGGTAGTGTTGCTAAAGTAACTGCTGGAAATTTAAGTGTTGCATCTTTTGTAGAAAATTCCCATGTAAATGTACCAGTTATATTAACATTACCGAATATACCACTATTACTATTACCAGGATACATATTTATATCACCTCCAGGAAGACCAGGTTCTGAAGTATATCCACCTTGAATAGTTACAAATCCACCAACATTTCCAGGACCTGAATTACTAGCACCTGCATCTCCAGCTTCAATTCTAACATCTCCACCAGGACCAGCAGTAACTGTATCAGCATCAGAACCATCTCCGGCATAAATATTTATATCTCCTCCTTCTGCTTCATCATCATAAAGACCTTTATCTCCTTGTAGTCTAATATCATCTCCTGATTCAAGAATAATATCATCACCACCAAGTGTTCTAATAAATAGATCATCTCCAGAACTTGAAGTTTGAATTACTGCATTACCTGGGCTAAATGTTAATTCTGCATTACCACCATTATCTGTTAACACAACTTCTTTTGTGCCAGCAACCAATCTATCTCCACCAAAACTTGAAGCTAGATCTTGCACAGTTATTGTTACAGGAACATAGTCATCATCTCTTCTACCATTTTTTACACCTAATGGTATTAATGTTTTTGAAGGATCAACGCTAGATACTAGTCTACTACCTCTTATCCAGCTTATAAAATTTAAAATATCCATTGTAATTTATTATGCATTAATAATAATAAAGTGAACTTTAACTACATTATTTAATGCGGCATTTCCACCATTTGATAATACAACTTTAAATGATCCAGTTGCAATATCTGAAACCCCTACTACAGGAATTCCTGCTGCAGCCTCATCATATTGAACTGATACAATAATAACTGATGTTGCAGATACATTAGAGTTATTTACAGTAAAATTTGTTTTAGCATTCGCAGCTAATGTAGATGATACAGTAGTTATTACTCCATTCAATGTATCTAAAGTAATAGGTGTAGTAATAGAAGTTAACTGAGTTACTGTACCTGTATTATATAGAGATTGCAATGGTGTTGCATTAACTGCTAATGGTAACCAAGCATCATCTCTATTAGGGTCTTTAGCCCCAATAGGTAGTAGATTAGTAACATCTGTAGGAAGAGTTTCCCTATAATTTCCTGCTTTAATCCAGGAGATAAAATTTAAAACATCCATGACTTTTTGTTTTTATATATTATTATTAAATTCTTACAACTGATAAATATCTAGCTCCAATTTGGTCTGTTGCACTTGATTGAACTGTAACTACAACATATATGTTTTGAGTCCAATCAATTGTTCCAACTGACATACTATTATCAAATATACTTGAATTATATGTAGCTGCATTTGCTCCAATTCCAGAGTCTGAAAAGCCATCACTTGGAAGACCCAATGGTAAAAATTGTGCAAATGATCCTGAGAAGAAAACATCTTTTTCAATTTTTACAATTTTTTGACCTGAGCCATTAGTTGCTGTATCAACTTCAGCAATTAATGTTGCTCCTGCAGTAAAATAATCAATCCCTTGAAAAGGAACATTATTTGAAATGTATACTCTTACAACCATAGTGTTTGCAGATGCTACTTTTTGTAAAGCAGTTTTAATTGCAAAAATTGGTCTAATAGAATTATTAAAAGTATTAGCGGGTATTGTTGAAAAAGAAACAACTGTATTAAATGGTGAAGATGCTGAAACTAATCCTGATGGTACTACACTAAAATTAGGATTTGAACTTCCTGCAGGTCCAACAGGACCTTGGATTCCTTGAGGACCTTGAGGACCGGTAGCACCTTGTGAAGCTAATAGTGCCCAATTTAAAGGATCAGAAGCAGGGTTTGTAGGGGAGGGTCCAACAGGATTAATACAAAAATATGATGCTCCACCAAAACCTACTGCATCATTTAATACATAAACTCCAGCTGCTGACCATGATCCTTGCCAGTTAAGCCCTGCTGGTCCTACTGGTCCTGGTACACCTTGAGGTCCAATTGGACCTTGTGCACCAGCTGGTATATTTGCTGCAACTTGTGTTGTAAAATTTTGTACAGAAATTGCACCTGTTAAATATTCATCATCTCTTCTATCATCTTGAAGAGCTACAGGCAGTAATGTTTTATTAGGGTCAACAGAGTTAACTACTCTACGACCTCTAATCCAACTAATAAAATTTAAGATATCCATTTCTAAATAATTATATATATTATATCTATAATATAATAAAAATTATTTAGATAACAAACTATTTACTAAATCTTTTGGGATACATACGGTGGTACCCTCAGTGGTGAATATATGAATGTATATCTCATCAACCTCCTCCCATTCAGTGAAGGTGTAGGTAATATCGTTGACTGTTACGCTATGCATACTTTTGTACTATTACTCTTTTCCATGCTGCTATATCAGTGGCTGATGCTGAGTGCTGCACGGTAAAGATGAGGTAATTATCTACGGTCTTATTGAAAGGTATTAAGCTAATGGCACTGATAGTGTAGTCATTAGATGCACTTGTACCTGTTGTAAAACAATTCATGTTGTTTAGGTCCACATATATGTTCCTTTCAAATCGTTGGAACCTTACGGCAGTAGCCATTGAACCACCTGACCCAAGAAGTGTAGCACCCGTTAAGTTGTTGGTGGTGTTTATGTAAAATCTAAATGCTGTTGAACCTGTACCACTGACATTAGTCCTGTCTATGAAGGCCTTAATATAGATGGTGTTAGTCGTAGCAATAGAATTGGCAGGTATCAATACAGTTGCACTGATGGTATTATTCAATCCATTGACACCTAAGCCATAAGCACTTCCAATAGTTGTGGGGTCACTACTACCTGTAACAGTTAGGTTTCCACTACCAAGCACTGATGCTCCGTTGATGGTCTTAATGTTAGTACTGCTAATTAATGTTGGTTGATAAGTACTAGCTGCTGTTGCTGCTGTAAGATATGGTCCTAGTGCTGAAGAATCAATATATCCTGAAGGATTGGTAATAGAGTAATACTGTAAATCATAAGTGGGTATACCATTATTCCATATTACTCCTGGGTTAGGATAGCTACCAGAAAGATCCCCACCTGCAGGTCCTGTAGGAGATCCCCCGCCACCAGAAGTTTTTGGCTTACCATCTGGGCCAGTAATTTCTACACCACCACCAAATATATTTCCGTTTTTATCTATTACTTGCATATGTTAAACATAATCTATACCGTAAACATAATAAGAAGTTCCAGGAATATTACTATATACAATCAGTTGATCACCTGGTTTTAGTGCATATATTGTATTATCAGTTATTGTATCTCCTGCTGCTAGATTAAACTCATAAAGTGTTTCTGTACTAACCGTAGTAGCATCATATCTAGTAAGTGTTAAAACAAATGCTAGTGGATTATAAAATCTTAGTAAACTAATTTTAGTTGATAATGGTCCAACACTACCTGTATAGATTGTTGTTCCTAGTAAACTTACTTGACCTTGATTTATAATTTCTGCCATACACTAATATACAAAAAAATCCCCAGTTGTGCAACCGGGGATCAGCCTGTGTTTGTATTAACCTTGGAGAGAAGAGATACAGGCTATAGTAGTAGGCCTAATAAAAATGCAATCAGCAATGCTATTATAATGCACCCATCAGCAATTGTTCTCCCATAAGGATCATCATGCCATACATTGTGCATCTTATTATAAATAGGTTTATTAAATGCTTTTGCTAAAAAAAACAAAATTAAAATAATAACAAGACCCGATATAAAAGCAATAATTTTCATTATTTCATTTTTAATAGTTTCTCTGACATTAGCAGAGCTCTTGTTAAATCTCCTATAGCTTGATCAAATAACAAGCTTTTTACGGGTGATCTATTAAGATTATAATTATCTTTTAAGTCTTCTGCTAATTTAGAAAATATTTTTCTAAACTCAATAATTTGTTCAGGTTCATTAATTTCTTCTGAATCTAAACCAACTAAGATATCACCAAATGAATAGATCTTAGTTTCTTTAATGATCATTTCTTCACTCATAGTTTATCAATTCTTCTTTGTAAATATACTAAAGCTTTTTGTAAATCTTCTTTTTTGTTAGAAGTTTTTTTACCAGCTCTTGCTAAATACTTCATAACATTCCCTAGATAAAAGTCTTGATCTAATCCCCAAGCTTCTAGTACATTAAATACTTCATAAGTATTTCCTGCACCACCATAATACTTTGGTCTTTCTAGATTTACAATTCTATTTTCTACAGGGATCTCTTTTGCTCGTAAGATTTTATCAAAGGGAGTATTCATCTGACTTTGATACATCTCTTCTGATTCTTGTGTAAAGTTTACCATACTATTGCAATATCTCTTTCAGCAACCATTAATTTAATACCATCTTCAAGCTCTACTGCTTCAGATGCTTGTAGCCCAGTGATTCCCATGTATACTTTATCCCCCACCTTTACTGAATTTACTTCATCCCCTATGGCATAAACTTCTAATTTAGTCCATGTCTTGCGCATGTCCATTTCAATAGCTAGCTTGTCTGCTTCACTTAATTCAAATGGAGATTCTTTTACTTCTGGTTTATTTAATAAAACCCTTTTTCCTTTTAGTTGCATTTTATTGGTTTTTAGTTTTTCAAATAGTTCTCTAGCTTGCAGGTTGTCTTCTGCAAGTAAAGTAGCTTTTTCCCAAAGTACTTTTTCATCTAGAGTCACAGACAAATATAAACAAAATTTATTTACCTTGTGCTCTATATAACTTTTTATAGTTTTTGCTAGATTTAAGTTTACTGGTTTTAGTTTTAGCATGTACACCTGGACGGGACACTTTTACTTTAACTAATTTTTTTGGAGCTTCTTTTACTTTTGCCATGATTAAATAATTAAGTACTATATAATATACTCAATTATTCGTTATTATAAAACATTCTTTCTGAATCTTCTGTGTGCCACTTATCAAATCCCTCACAGTTATAGTAATCTTTGTTAACCAAATAATCCGGTCTTTCAGGAAAGGGTTTAGTCACAAAGCTTGGTTCAGACCACTTGATCCTATTGTTTGGTTGAAGAGCTATTTGCCCGTTATCTAATAAAATCACATGATGACTCTTGTGTTCTAGTGGATCTTCAGCTAAAGATATGTCAGTGTTAATATCTCCGCTACCCCAGTTTATTGTTGCATAGTAACTACCTGGGTAGAACTTGTGATCTTTCATATACACTTCTACTGGTGCATCATACAAATATGATAGATGTAACAAAGTAAAGTTATAAGAGAAACAATTCCATATCTGTAGAAAGTGAAATGGTAGATCTGGATCTGGTAACTCAGGCTTAGTCAGTAGGGCATGGCTTGGTAACTTGTCTCTAAGTACGCCATTCTCTAACAATACCTGGAACAATGCAGCTTGTCCCGGTAGACATCTAACAGATATAATTACCCCCGGGGTAAATTCTCCATGACCTTTGGTATGTTGGTACATGTATTCATTCCTCACAAACACTTTGAGAGGAAAGAAGTTGTGTTCTATGTATGCCATTATTTTCTAGAGAAAAAGTTTTTCTTTGGTGTTTCTACTTTGGTAGTCTTAAGTTTCTCAATGATCTTGTTTGCTTCATCTTCTGCAAAAGATATAACCTCTTCTTCCTTGTCCTTGATATTCCAGTTATTTAGTAGAATACTCATGTGCATAGTTTCATGCATAATAGCTGTGGCTTTCTCTGTAGTAGAATACTTCTTGAAAGTACCCATATTCAAAAATAAGAAAGGTTTGTGAGGAGCTTTTGCTGTTAACTTCTTATCAGCGGGATCATAGTTAGTAAAACCATATATATAAACTCCATTGCCGGTGGTCTTATCTACTTCTTCTGCTTGTGCATCTGCTCTACTTAAGCCATGCATCTCTGGAACTTTGTAATAGTCAAAGATCTCGGTAGCATCATTACCAATAAGTAAGATATACTTACCCATGTCAAACTTCTTCATATACTAATATAAGAATTATAATTTAACTTTTAGTACTTTAACATCTCTTTCTGACCACATCCTTACCTCATATTCTCCCTGTGGTAGATGCAATAACTCCTCACCAAGAGTTGGGACAGTATCTGTATACCCAACCACTTGAACATAATCAAACCCCTTAACACTAACAGCCCCATAAGCATCACACTTTTGGGAAGACTTACAGCCAGTAAGAAAATACCCAATAACCAAACCTATACCAATGCAAAGCAAATACCAAATAAATAACTTAACCTTTTCCATAATGCAAAGATATGTAAATTTCCTATAGTAAAAATTTTTCATAGTTGAGGATGTTGGTGGTCATACACACAGACCCCCCGGGGGTGAAGCCAAGCGGAAGCCACCCCCCATGAATTCTGTGGAGGCAGACTGTTATACAAAATGTTTTTGCAAATGTAATCTCAGCAGAAAATGTTTCTGACTAGGATACAATGCAAACAGATGCTATGCTAAGACTAGGTGCATGCTACATGACTAAGGATACAAGTGATGCATACATACCAAGACAAAGTCTAAGTACTATGTGTATGACTATATGACTAATAACAGCCACCGCACAGAAGGCAAGCTGCTTCATACTTCAGCACTTTGCCTTCTCTTGCCTTTGCCCTAAACGCACAGAGCCCTTACTAAGACATTAGCCTTCTCTTCGTTCAGACTAAAGCCTTAGTAAATGCTCTTGCCTCACACCTGCGCGGCAAGCCTTCATTAGCATTCAGACTATGCCTTGCCGCACTATCTAAGCTCTAATACAATCATTCATTCAATAGGTGTGGCTACGCCACTATCTTTCTGTCTTTCTTTCTATTTTAATCTTTAATAATATGGAAAAGCTGTATGTATACACATCCTCTGGCCTAATCCTCTTTGTTGGGAACGGTGAAGATGTGAGACATATCTTGGATATGAGCAGGAATGTACGCCTGTGATACAGCTTTACCACCAAGGCAAGGAAGAAATTCCTTGCCTTATTTTTTTTTTGAATCTTTAGTAAGGTGAGAACTTTAAAACTAAATGCTATGAAAAAGACAATCTATCACTATTTCATTGATAAGTATTTATTATCTAATCCTGATTGGCATCCATTTGGGGATTTGGAATATGACCTTAGTTTTATTCCTGTTCAGTTTCACTCTATGTTTAGTAGAGTTGCTGAGATAGACAATGAGTTACCCTTTTAGGGTAGCTCTTTCTTTTTTTAATCTTTAATAATATATAAAATAATTAAAACTGTTAACCATGAAAAAATTAATTCAATGGCTTATTGCCGCAATTACATTAGGTACTATTACAGGATTACTTGTATCAATGGGTTCACATGTGCTACTTGCAGTATCACTTATGTGTGCCTTTTGGGCAGGTATGTTAGCACCAATATTAATAAGGGAGAATTAATCTCCCTTATTAATTTAATCTTTAATAATATTATAAACCCTTAAAATTAAAGCTTATGTTTATCAGAACACTTATTGAAGAAATTGCAGGATTATCTATCTTATTAGGAAAGCCTGCAAATCCCGAAGTTTTAACTGCTCTTGAGTCTATGGATAAAGAGCATGTAAAAGAATATAGGGATTCATTGGCAACAGAGTTTGGGATATTAAAGCCCAATGTCCATTTGCTATTAGAAGAAGAGAGTGAATAACTCTCTTCTTTTTTTATTAAATCTTTAATAACAAATAAAATTAAATACTATGAAAGATACAACAAGTTTTCAGGAAGCTACTGTGCAACTAAAGATGACATGGGAAGAATACACTACTGTGCTAACTGCATTTAAACAATGGGTTACATACATAGAAGAGTCTACTAAAGTAGACCAAGAAGATCTATGGGATATATACAAGAAAATGTATTTAACCCGGAAGATAGAAGAAGGAGATTGGGTTAACAGTTGTATGCTGTAATTAAGGGGAGTAATCCCCTTTATTTTTTAATCTTTAATAAAGTATAAACAATTAAAATTATTTACTATGGACACAGAAACTGTATTTAAAATCATTGACATGCTTGATGCATTTATTGAAAGTTCTAATAGAGTACTTAATAGTGATTATCCTTTTGATAGAGAATTACTCATCTATGAAGAAGGTAGGAAATCAAGCATTGAAAGTTTCCGGAATCATCTGCAAGAGTATATTGAATTAGAGGTATCTAAAGCTGAGGACCAAATAAATGAAAGGGGATATTAATCCCCTTTTTTATTTTTATCCACACGGTGGAGAAAGTAGACTTTGGTGCTGATAATCAAGCAGTTACAAAAAAGACTGTTTTATGTAAACACATATAAAATACAGAAACTTTTCAAGTTTCAGCCTTCTAAATCTTTAATAATAAAGTAAAGCCTAAAGTGCAAGGCGTGGTATTGCACATAAAACCATCTCATAAAATTTTCAAAATGGGAATTAAGTTAAGTTTTGTGGAGAAAACCACCTCCAAAGGAAATGTGGTTAAAGTAGCTAAAGTTAAAGGCACACTTAAAAGATTAAGTGACCAAGTATTTAGTTACCAAGCAGAGGGTGAAAATGGCCCTGAACTTGTTGAATACAAATTAGCAAACATTGAGTTTACTGATTTGAATAACAATAAGTTCAATGCTGACCAAGTGCATGTTTATAAGAAATCTTATGAGCAAGGCATGAGTATAGGTGAGACTTATTTAGGCTCAGTTACTCGTAGCCAAGATGCAAATGGAAACCCAAGACAACCTTGGTGGACTTTATCCTCATTGCCTATTGGAGCTACTATTACAGATAGTGACTTTGATGAGGTAGAGGAGTCTGTATCTAAGTCATTAGGCATCTAATGACTATAGGGGGAGTATGTAGAAATACATGCTCTCCCTTTTTTTATTACTTATATACAGAAACACTGCGTGTTTCAGCCTTAAGAATCTTTAATAAGAAGAAAAATGGGACTACTTACTTAGCGGTCACAGCTATGATACCTTTGATATATTTGGTCACAGCTAAGTTACTGATAATCAGGGCGGAAATAAGCTTGTTTTAAACTGTTAGTTTATGTTACAATAAAACTATCTTACTACTTATTACCACAAATATACACTTAATATTCTATACTATACTTGTATAGTATCAGATTTTATATAGCTAACTTGTTACTTAACCATTTAATCTTATTACCTATGCTTAGAACTACTTACTTCCTATTAGGAATGTTATTCTCTTCCTTAGTATATGCTTTATTATTCTCTATAGAAAGAACAGAGGCAGAGACTCCGGTCAAAGATTTAGACCGGGAATATTATTTAGAAGTTACTGATGATAGTATCTTTTTAGAATCTAGACAAGGACAAATCTACCGTGGTAAATACTCAGACTTAGACAGTCTTATTACCGTTGATAACTTGTAATTAATTGCAATATAGTTTCTAACAGCCAGTAATGGTCATCCGAAGGTAGAGCTATAAGTTGAGAAGGATATACTTATCTAGGTATTGCAACTAATTATTATATATACTCTCATCCAAGCAGGTAAGGAAATGCTACTAGTAGATTTCGTCAGTCTACTACCGTAAGCTCTTAATGGAATGACTACATCCTCAAGGGTTGCAACCTTGTGAGAGTACAGATGGTGTAGAGATTGTAGTATAATGGACGCATTATATGAGGCTCTATATTCTATACAGGGGTCAGTATAGTCT